TTAAACTTCCTTCCTAACTAGGCCAGGGGCTGCGGCCTCGACCTGTGGTCTACTAATATAGTGACCCATAACTTCCCGCAGATGGTTAAGGTCAGGTTTACCTGATTGATTCCAATGACTTACTTCGTTATGATCCAGGGTGAAGATAGCATCCTCTAAGGTAAGGGCATCCATACTTTCACCGGCGGATTCTTCTTCCGGCGTCTCAGCAGACGTTTCTTCAACGAGTGCTGGTTCATCCTCAGTTTTTACTATTTCGGTAATTTCTTCGACTTCCGGTTCAGGGGTGATCGGTTCACGGTCAACAGGGGCAACTCGGTCCCAATCTGGTTGTAGCCCCAACCTCTCCAAGTAGGAAGCGTCCGTTTGCCGTACCTGCTTCTTTACCCAGTCTGGAACATCTTCTAGGGGGATAGCAGATCCACCTTCGTCAAAATAGAACCGTCCATCCTGAACTGATATAGGACTCTCACCTTCTGCACTAAATCGCTTATATGGGCGACTAGCAGTAAGGATCATCTGATCCGTTCTTGGGTCGTGAACCATAGTATGTACGTGGTAAATGTCAAGGGCCATTATAAAATCTCCTCTCGGTTTGCTACTGCAAAACCTTGTTTCTCCTTAGCCTTCTTTTCTGCCATTTCCCGAATACGATGGAACCCATAAGGTTCACGGGACATAACTCCGTTGGGGTGTTGTTTAACTCGGTTAGCATAAAGAAGGGTACTTGTCTGTGGAATCTTATGAGTAAACCCAAAGTATCTACCCATACCCAGAAGATAGCAAAGTGCCTGGCCACCTTCCTCTGAGTTATTGCCTCCAGGATAATAGAAGTCCGCTCCATATACACTTATTTCCTTTACCCCTATATGGATCGCATACGCGAGCATATATGATATAGTATTTACTGTAAATACATCATCTTGGATAGTAGCCATAACTTCCTGTAGGGGATAAGGAATAGCCATAGGGTAGTCACTATATGAGGTGGAACAAAAGATGGGTTTATCATGTGCCTTTAGGAAATTAGCATAGTATGGGTCCTTCTGCTCTATCCAGGAAAAGTCGTCCATACAGAATAGTTTATCGTGTTCGATACCCTTAACTCCTCGATTGCACGCCCAGACTTCATCGAAGGGCTTCTTCATAGCGCCAGGACTCATAACTTCACGATAAAAGGCATCCATAGAACGCCCGAGAGCTACAATAGCAACGCGCTCAGGTCGAGTCATTAGAGGTTCGGGATCATAGTCGGCGCGTACGCCAGTGATCCCGTTAGTTTCAACTTTTTGCTTTTTAGGGGGTTTCTTCTTAGCGGCCATTATAGTTCTCCGGTTCTTGTGAGAAAAGAAGGGGGGAGGTCCCCCCTATTGTTTTACCAACCTACTGCTTCAACATACATAACAGGCGTAAGTCCAAGAACTAAGGATGGTTTGAATGTAGTCGGTAGTTCTGCAAATCCAGTAGCAATTGCCGCAGAAGTTGCGGGTTGCTGGTAACCTCGCAAGGAATGGTTATCCAGATCATAAGACCACAAGAAATTATTTGCAGGAGGCTGCCCAGTAGTCATAGGTGCTTGTACAATAATAACGTAGTCAATATTACGAGTCATGCCCATAGTCGTAGGTAAAGGAATCCCACCACTTGAGGGGTATGTAAGATCTTGCGTTGCGGACATAGCGAGCTTAACGCGGTTCCGCTTATGTTTACCTTCAATAACGCGGCTTTCAACCGTTTCAGTAAAGGCTGTTGCAGTAAGTGCTGCCATAATTAATCTCCTTAACCGGAGCGTTCATCCTCCACCCGTAGGTATACAAGGGATTACTGAACGCCGCCCCGGTTGGTTTTAAGTTAAGATGCAGCTTGCATCCCAGTTACGTTCTCAGCTTCTTCCCAACGTGGTTCTACATAGAGAATCACTTTAGCATTTGAAGCCGCCGCGCCTAATGTCGTTACCCGTACGTCAACATGACGACCAGGAACAATTTCGACATAGTAGGTTGGAGTGTAGTACAAAGACCGATGGGCCTTAATCTCAGTAGGCCATAAGATCTTGAACATATTGGTAGGAGTACCAGCGGTAGAGATATCGGCGTCAAAATTAACACTAACATCATCTGCCAAAGCAGCTGTTACCAAGGGGATAACTGCCGCCCCACGAATAATGTGGGGTACATAACCAGGTGCATAAACCCCAGCAGCCACGGTTGCCCCTGGCTGATTAAAGTCAATGCCGTTAAAGCCAGCCGCAGGTGCCGAACTAGGCGTAGCAGGTTGAACTTCAACTTCGTACTTAGAGTGTGTATAGGCCATTTTTTAAGTCTCCTTAAAATTCATCCGCCCAAGGATGCCAGATTAACTGGAGGTTACGTGTACGACCCGCGCTTCACCAGCGTTTGCCGTATCCCAAATAAGTCCGAACTCAAGAATACCGTACCATGCTACAGCCTTGGAGCGACCGAAGTCACCTGGCATAGCGGCACGAAGTTCAGGAGTTGCGACCTCAGCCATAGCAACGCCATCAGCACCGAATACAACGCCTTCACCGAGAACCGAGCCAGTTCCGACTTTCGCCAGAGCATTAGCATGATTAGTTTCGATGTGACGGATATTCTCGATACGACCGATTTCGTTGTTAAACTTAGCCTGAGGATCAGTGTATTTATGCCACTCCTCCCAAGCTGGATCGCGTTTGATACCACGAAGGCCGAGAGTCCGGAAGATGGCTACATAGTCATCGTTACCGAGTGTCGGAACGTGGAGTGTATCAAACATATAGTCTCGAACTTCCTCAATATGGAACACATTCCAGTTGGCTGTAGCCGAAGTAGAAGCGGTACCATCTGTATCGAAGGTACCAGCAGCAAGGCCGGTTGGGATGTATTTGACTTTAGCCGTCTTAAACGCAGTCGCAGCTTTCGTATCCATAACAAGACGCATTTGATCGCGCAAACGCCGCTGGATACTATTCTGCAAGTTCAAGAAGGAAAGGTCTTCTGCAAGTGAGGTATAAGGAACTGCCCGACCAATCTCAACAACCGTAATTGCGGTAGTGCTGATTGAGTGGGAATCTTCCGGAATACGTTCACCTTCAGTGAGAGAAGCCGAGGTAGGTTCGGAAATACTGGAAATCCGAGTGAGGGTCACATTTTCACCTTTTCCCTTCCCGAAGGATGGAATAGGCTGGATATGATCCATAAAGACGCTATTTTCGAGTGCTTTCCAATACAACTCACGAGAGAGCGCGTGTTGCTTGAACGTACCCGAAGGAGCGTCGAACTGCCATTGAAATTGAGCCATTTCGTTCTCCTAACTGGCTTTTTCGCGTTGCTTCCTGCGCTCATTAAGAGCATCGGAAAGTGAGATAGGTATATTGTTGGAGTTATCTTCTTGCTGTCGGTCTTGTTCTTGCGAGCCAGTATCAGAGTTGTCTCCACCGGTAAGGGATGGTAAATCGTTTTGTTCCTTGCTGCCGCCGTATTGGTTAGCTATTCGGAGAATCTCTCCTTTTGTTATTCGTGCTAACTCTTTCGAGGCATCGGCACTATTCCTGCTAGATAAGGTATCCCAATTTGCGGATAGCATTAGTTTAACAAGAGTATCTTCGTTTTTAAGTTCCTTGTTATCTCGATAGAAGGAGTCCCAAAATTGGTCCTTGCTTTCTGCGTCTTTACGTTCCCGCTGAACCTCAGACCGGACCTCCGCAAGTATATCTTTTTTATACTGAGTAAGAGTCCCATCAGGGTCTTGGTAGAACCCTTCAAGAAAGGCGTTGGGGTCTTGCTCCTCTTGGTAATCTTGATCCTCTTGTTGACGAGACAGTTGTGTTTCGTATTGGGCTAGAGCTTCATCGCGTCCAGCCTTTTCGGCCATATGTGCATCATATTGGGCTTGAGGCACCTTGAATACCTGTCCCCCGATTTCGAGGTCAACCAACTGGTTCTGGTCACCGCCACTATCGGTCTCATTCCGATCACCCGTGTTTAGATCAAAAGCATCTCGTTCTTGCTGTTCCCGTTCTTCCTGAGTAATCTTATGTGCGGGGTCGTTAGGAATATTGAAATTAAAATCAGCCATTATTTGTTCGCCTTTCTTATCATAGCATTTTGTCTTAGTTGTCTTTTAACCTTCTTAGCGGGGGGCTTTAACATCCCAGCTAGTTTTTTAGCGTCAGGTCCACTCATACTAGCAGTGACAACCCTATCCACTTCATTATTTTGTCGTAAGGCTCTAGTAGCTTTTTTATCTACCTTACCGTCTGGTCCTATTACTCTTACATCAGCCATTATTTGCTACCTTCTCTTGCTCCACAATACCTTGTCGAATTGTTATCTCCATATCTTCGAGAATTTTCCGAAGTCCTGATATTTCGCCAATACTACCTCTTAGGAAGTCATTTGTCAATTCTCCCGACCTATGGAGGGAAATTAGTCGGTTTAGGATTATATTCTCTTGGTCTATTACTATATCTTGTACTTCTGAACGAACTACTTGCGTAACGCGTCCTTGGTGGATGGTCTGTTCTTGTTTATTGTCCATAGTATTCTCCTATTTATTATCGCTTCGAAAAATTAAACACAGCCCATCTTTTTGAATAGGCCCCCGTACAAATTCACAGGCAGCGGGGTTGATAAAGTAGTTACAGTTGACACACAAGTTAGGTGCCTTCCCATCTTGATACTTAACTTCGGGCTTAGGAAACTTATCCTCACTATCTTTTACTACTGCTACCATACCTAGTATCCAACGTCCTTAGGGCCGCCTAGTACTACTGTCATTTTCTTAATAGACTCATTAAGTTTCTTTTCATGAATAATCCTTACTTTCTTCTGACTAGGATTTAGTTTAAACCATTTCTCATCCAGATCTATCCCCAGATCCTTTGCTTGGTCGTCTAGCTTAGCAATCTTATGGGCTATTTTAGAGGCCCCCTGTTCCGATGGGGATTTAAAGTTTTTCTTAAACGCCACATCCTCGGCCAAGGAAGGATTAAGATCTTCTATCACTTTATATACTTGTTCCCTCTTTTTTACATAAATCCTATATAAGTCATCTACTTTCTTAGAGGCATGCTCCAACTGATCTGCGGGAATAGTACCATCAGACACTTTTGCTTTTAAGTTCGTTATAGCCTTACGCATATTTACCCACGCATCTGAAGTCTCCCTTAAACCATTTGTCATCGGTCGGAAAGACCTCTTGAAGGTGTTGGAATAGAAAGGGTATATCTTCGTCATTCCTGGTAATAAG